CCGCTATGACGGCGGGGGCATGCGCTACCTGCGCTTCACCAACTGGCTGGGCGAGCTGGATCGGCTCTCAGGGCCCATCGCCGCGATCTGGTTCGAGGAAGTCCGCCGCCACGCCGGCACGGACGCGCCGCATGTCTACGGCGGGCTCATGGCCACGCTGACCTCGTGGGCCGAGCTCCGCGGCGTGCCCTACGAGGGCGTCCCGGTAGGCACGATCAAGCGCTTCGCCACCGGCAAGGGCAACGCCAACAAGGACGCAATGATCGCAGCCGCCCGGGCCCGCGGCTTCAGCCCGGCCGACGACAACGAGGCCGATGCCATCGCGATCCTGCTCTGGGCGCTGGAGACGAAGGGAGGTCTGGCATGAGCGGCATGCGGTTCACGCCCAAGGGCTACGGCGGACGCCGCCGCGATCCCCAGCAGGTCAAGCGCGACGAATGGCGCGAACAGGGCGTGCTCGCCGTCTCGGTCGACGACGACCGGCTGACCTGGCCCGAGCGCGAGCTCGTCCGGCAGCTGGGCGAGCGTCTCTACGGGCAGCAGGATCGGGAGGCGCGCCATGACTGAGTGGACCATGGCGCGCGTGCAGGACCGGCTGGAAAGCGCGGCGGAGGTGTTCGCGCAGCTGCCGGCCGTGAGGCCCACCGGGTACTTCAACGCCTGGCCGGAGTATTTCCACGGCTTCGCCGATCAGGTGGGCCAGGAGCCTGAGATGAAGCGCCCGCGGCCGAGCCCGCGCCAGATCACCGAGGCCGAGGAAGCGATGCTCTGGCTGCGCTGGCTCGAGCGCGACGACGCCCGCATCGTCTGGCTGCGCGCCAACCGCCAGCCCTGGAAGAAGATCGGCTGGGAGATCGGGCTGAGCCGTCCGGCCGCCAACCGCCATTGGCAATACGGCATCGCGCTGATCACCTGGCGGCTAAACGGGCGGGTACCGTCCTCCAGGCGATCGAAGCGCTTCGTGGTCGAGAACGCCGATCGGCTGTCAAGAAAAATCATCCTGTGATCGAATTTTCGGAGAGACATCGCACAGGGTTCACCGCCCCCCGGCCGAGGGCTACAAACGGGGTATACTCGGGAGAGGCGCGTGCGGGACGGCCCGCTGCCGCTGGCTTCCCGGGGTCCAACGCAGGGTCCAGCCGGGGTCCAGAGCGCCAAGCCTTTGTTTTCCGGTTCCTTTTCGGGCCAAAACGTATGCTGGCGGGCGTGGCGCGAAATATCGCCAGCGACAGGGCCGGTTTTTTGGGAAGCCACCGGAGTCCAGAGTCCACCCGCGCCGCCCTGAAACCACTGTGAATTCAAACACCTGACCGGCCGCCCGGGGCGGATACCCCGCGGATGCCGGAGTCCAGCCAGGAGCCAGGGTATCCACCCCGGTGGAGTCCGGGGCGCGGGAGTCCAGCGCGGTCTAGGCCGCCGGGCGCACAATATCGACAGGAACACGCATGACGCTGAGCTTCGCCCCCGAGCGGATCGAGATGTGGCCGCTGTCGCGGCTGCAGCCTTATGCCCGCAATGCCAAGCAGCACGGGGCGGACCAGGTCGCGAAGCTGGCCGCCAGCATGGCCGAGTTCGGCTGGACCGTGCCCTGTCTTATGGGCGAGGACGGGGAACTGATCGCGGGCCATGGCCGGGTGCTTGCTGCGACGCAGCTCGGGCTGACCGAAGCGCCGGTGATCGTGCTCGGCCACCTGACCGAGGCGCAGCGGCGGGCGTATCGGATCGCGGACAACCGACTGGCTGAATCGCCATGGAATGAAGAGCTGCTGTCGGCCGAGCTGCAGGACCTGCTGGCGGAGGACTACGACCTGTCGCTCGTGGGCTTCTCGGACGGCGAACTCGACAAGCTGCTGGCTTTTGATCCTGACGGGGGCGGTGAAGAAGAGGGAGGCGCCGGGGGCTCCGTGCCGCCGGTGACCATCCCCGAGCCGCCGCGCAATCCAGCCTCGCAGACGGGCGATCTGTGGATCCTAGGCGACCATCGCCTGCTCTGCGGGGACAGCACCACTGCGGCCGATGTGCGCCACCTGATGAACGGCGAGCGGGCGATCCTGTTCGCGACCGACCCGCCGTATCTCGTGGACTACGACGGCTCGAACCACCCGACGCGCAACAAGGACTGGTCCGCGTCCTACGGCACTACCTGGGACGACTCCTCGCAGGGCGCGGAGCTCTATGACGGCTTCATCTCGGCGGCCGTGGCCGAGGCTATAGCCGAGGACGCCGCTTGGTACTGCTGGCACGCCTCCCGCCGCCAGGCGATGCTCGAGGCCTGCTGGGAAAAGGCGGGCGCCTTCGTCCATCAGCAGATCATCTGGGTGAAGGACCGCGGGGTTCTGACCCGATCCCACTACCTCTGGAAGCACGAGCCCTGCTTCATGGGCTGGCGCCGACCGAACCGCCCGCCGAAGGTCGCCGAGCAGACGCTGCCCTCGACCTGGGAGATGCCATCCTTCGCCAAGGACGAGCGGCCCGACCACCCGACGCCGAAACCGCTCGACGCATTTGGCATCCCGATGCGCCAGCACGTCGCACGGGGCGGGCTGTGCTACGAGCCATTCTGCGGCTCCGGCTCTCAGATCATGGCGGGCGAGGCCAACGGCCGCCGCGTCTTCGCGATGGAGATCAGTCCCGCCTATGTCGATGTCGCCGTCGAACGCTGGCAGGCCGAGACCGGGAAGGACGTGATCCTCGACGGCGACGGCAGGACCTTCGCCGAGGTGAAGGCCGAGCGGCTGGGCGACAAGGCCGATGCCGCCGCCTGATGGCCGTCTACTACAACGACGCCGATCCCGCGGCCTGCGCATGGCTGCGGGAGCTGATCGCGGCCAGGCTGCTGCCGGATGGCGAGGTCGACGAGCGGTCCATCCTGGACGTGGAGCCCGCCGAGCTGCGCGGCTTCGTGCAATGCCATTTCTTCGCCGGGATCGGGGGCTGGCCCTACGCACTGCGCCTTGCCGGCGTGGCCGAGGATCAGTCCGTCTGGACCGGCTCGCCGCCCTGCCAGCCGTTCAGCCAGGCCGGGCAGCGCAAGGGACAGGACGATGACCGCCATCTCGCGCCCGCCTTCCTGCGCCTCGTCGCCGCCTGCCGCCCGGGTCTCGTCTTCGGCGAGCAGGTCGCGAGCGCGGCCGTGCTCGGACGCGTTGGCAGAAAGCCTGGCGCGGCGGCTGACGGCCCGGCTGACTGGGCGTGGTTCGACGCTCTGGCGGCTGACCTGGAAGCGGCATCTTACGCCGTCGCGGCGGCCGATCTGCCGGCTGCGGGCATCGGCGCCCCGCACATCCGCCAGCGGCTCTTCTTCGGCGCTGTCGCCCTGGACACTGCCGAAAACGGGCTGGCCGTCTCCGACGGTCGGGAATGGCGCGGGCGGGCAGAGATGGCCGCAGGGGACCTCCGCCTCCGGCCGGACGCCGAACGGGCGGAAAGTGACCGTGGCGCTGCCGGGCGTGGCGCAACTGGCGGGCTGGGCGACGGCCTCGGCGCGGGATCACAAGGACGGATCGGACTGCCCGACGGTGCCGATCAACGCGCTGCTGGGCCGGCAGGTCTGGCTGGCGGGCTGGCCGACGGCGATGGCAGGCTCGCCCGCGACGGCAGCGTACAACGCGGCTGGAAACACGGATGCGAGCCGCAGGACGGTGAAACTTGTGGATTGGTCGAAGGCGCCGAGCCCGCCGGGGCCGATGCGACGCACGGCGTCTGGAGCGATCCTGACTGGCTCCTTTGCCGGGATGGCCGCTGGCGGCCCGTTGAACCCGGATCATTCCCGCTGGCTGATGGGATACCCGGCCGCATGGGGCAGCTGCGGGGCTACGGCAATGCGATCTTGCCGCCGCTCGCGGCGGAGTTCGTGACGGCCTTCATGGAGAGCCTGCGATGAAGCAGAGCCGGACAATGTCGATGGTCGAGGCCGCGGCAAACGTTGTCGTCGGCTACGTTTTGGCCATCGCCACTCAGATCGTCGTATTCCCGTGGTTCGGGATCGAGACGGGTCTCGCGGAGCATCTGACCATCGGCCTCGCCTTCGTCGGCGTCTCGCTGGCGCGCGGCTATCTGCTGCGCAGGCTGTTCGAGGCGATCCGGATGCGGAGCTCGGAATGAAGAACCGCCGCCCCATGCGGGACGGCGGCATCGGGACTATCGTGGTGTGCGGCTTCAGTTGTCTGTGATGCGGTAGGCCCTTCCGCGTCCCTCGACCTTCTCGGAGGTGATGGTCAGGCCGGGCTTCTTTTTCAGCGCGCCCGACAGGGCCCCTCTCGCGGTGTGCGGTTGCCAGTTTAGGGCTGCCACGATCTCGTCGATGGTGGCGCCGCCCTCGGCGCTAAGCATCTCGATCAGCTTCGCCTGCTTCGTGCCCGGGCGCGGTGTGCGCGACTTGGGCGCGGGGTCGGCTTTGGCCGGAGCGTCCTGCGGGGCCTCCGCACTCGGCGCCGCGTCGGCGCCCGTGGGAGCGCTGTGGTCGCCTTCCGGCTCGATGCCGATGGCGGCGAGCCCCGCATCGGTGATGTGCAGGAGGATGGCGCGGCCGTCCGCATCGTTTCGCCAGATGCGGTTGAGCGCGGCGTCGGCCTTGGTCTGGCTGTCGGTCGCTGTCTCGGCGATCAGCTCGCGCTTCAGCAGCGCGCCGACCACCTTGGCGGCGGCGCCGCCGCGGAGCGAGCCGGGAAGCGGCAGGACGTTGCGGTCCTCGCGCTGCGCGGCGGCGCTGAGGATGATCGCTTGCGTGTCGGAAAGCTTGGTCATGGGGTCGTCTCCTTGGTCGGGGCCGCGACATGCGGCGCCTTCTACGACCCCAAGCCGCGCTTCGGCGCGGCAGGAGTTCCGGCTGTGCCGGATGTCAGATCAGGCCGAGGTCGCGCAGGAGCGCGGCAGCGTCGGGCAGCCGATCCGTCGCCACGTCGATGGCGATGGTCATGCTGTCTGCGGTGAGGCGTGCGGGAATGTCCGCCTCCTCGCGGAGCGCGTCCCCGATCTCGTCGAGGACGACGGGGATGCGACTTGAATCCCAAGGCTCGTTCAGGCCGCGGATGGCGATGCGTATGGTGCTGGTTTCCATGGTGTGCGCTCCCGTTACTCGGCGTGCTCGCCCTCGCCGAAGGCGCTGTCGGTGATGCGCTTCAGCAGGCTGGCGTAGTGTTCGAGGCTGCCGACCATCGCCCAGCCCGCCTCGTCGGGGGCGCAGTTGAAATGGTCGTCGCTGAGCGCCTGCAGGCGGGCGAGCATCTCGTCGATTTCGGCCTTCTTGCCGATGAAGGCGGCGAGTGCCGCTTCCTTGTTCCGGCGCGCCTTCTCGGCGCGGAGTTCATGGCGCGGGGTGGTGATCGGGTTCAGGCGCGTGGTCATCGGGGTGGCTCCTTCGTTCTGCGCTATCGCTGCGCTGCTTGAGCGCGGTGCTGAGTTGCATCGTCCTTGTGGATCCACGTTCGCTCTGGCGCGGAGGCTTATCAACTCAATAAGCA